CAGCAGGAAGAATCAAACGGAATCTTAGATATAAAATGATTTGCCCCCCAAATAATTTGATTTTTTGATATTCTGAAAAGCTCTTTGAAATATAGCGGTTCAGGAGAATGCTTATCCCAAGATTTAACCTCATATTTTGCTTTTTTTGCAGCTGCATTTTTATACCTTTCACCTGATTTTTTTCCTGCATTTTCACAATAATTCAAACCATACGGAACATCTACAATGCAAAGGTCATACCATTTATCTGGAGTCTGTTTCATGAGGTCTAAATTATCTCCTCGCCAAAAAGTGATCTGGTCAAATTTGGTCTTTTGCATAGCTACCATGGTAAATCATCGGGTTGTTCATTCTCCGCTGTAATCCTCTCAGGATATTGCGTCATCGAAGAGACGGGAGCGGGTGACAGCTGCGGTGCGGCTTGTTTTGGCTGGTATGTTTTTCCATTACCAAGATAGATTTTAGTCGCGCCCTTTTCGGTTCTCTGCTCAATTGAGACATCATTGCCGTACTGGTCTGGCTTGTCATTCAACCAGATTGAAAGATCCAAGTAAGTACCTTTGGCGCCTGTGAATAACATTGATTTATTAATCTTCGTAACGTCGATTTTACAATTTAATAGTTTGCTCATAATATTTCAATTTTTGGGTTTAAATAAATGTCTATGTAATGTCTGGCCTCGTCAAATCCAATAGCGAATGCTGCAAAATAACCTAACTGGTTAAGTCGCTTTATCGTTTCTACCTGTTCGACCAAATGAGGCGTTTTAAGTGTGTGTCTGTCCCGTTTGTAGATTACCTCACCTTCACGCTTTAGCTCCAAAAATAGCCCGTGAAATTGCTTCCGTGGCTCATAAATCGTAAGGTCTGGAAATCCCCGTGAAGAGCGTAGTTTTTTCAGTTGAACAGCCTGACCTATTGTTAACTTCATTGATCCGGATAGATCGCTATTGAATAAGACTTTTGGGTATTGCATCCGGATATAATCACAAATTGCAGCGTGTAAGGATTTTTCACTCATAATAATTTACTCTTTAAATGAGTTATAAAGCCTTCCATTTTAAACTGATAGAAAAGATTGAAGTCTTTATACCCTTCATTGTTTTGCTGCCACAAACGATATAAAACACCCCTTAGTCGCTGGCTGTGAGTTTTAGACATATCCTCAAAGTCTGTTTTAAGGTTGTTGACTAAATCAACCTCATCTTTTGTAAACTCCTCTGACTTGATTAACAGATAACAGAAATTCTGAACCATCAATTGAAGGTCTGAGGCCGTCTGTGGGCTTATCTCATTTGTCTGAAATGTCAGCTTTTTTGATCGGTCTTTTAAATCCCGCGACCCTTCATAGATCGCGGGGATTGCTACTGCTTTCATTGGAGGTACCTTTCTATTTTCCTGTAATGAACATAATCTTTGAACTCATGCAAAAGTTTGTGAATGTCATCGATCATGGTTGAATAAGTCAAACAGTCAATCGGATCATGCCTTTTGATTTCCAGTCCTGAAACATCATAACCATTTTTCTCTTTGTCATAACCAACAAACTGGAAAACATCATACGAAAAGTCAGGAACTTCAAACATATCACAATACAGTCGCCATTGATATGACCGGGTATAATCCTCGATTGACCGTAAATCTGAATATTTGGTTTTAATATCCCGAATGATTAACCCTTGCAAAACGTCACAAGTTCCTGAGACTTGAATCAATTCTCCGATATTGTATGACTTCATCATTTTAACCTCGTGAAAACAAGGCGTTATTTCAGCTTTATACCGAAGCGCTACATCTATATGCCTTTGATTGTAGATAATCGGTATATCATCAATTTTCAGGGTACAGTTGACGGATTTGTCGCCATGTTCCACGAACTGATGAAACCCGGTCCCGATCCTGGTGTACTCATTCCCCTTGAACACTCCTGAAAACGATTCCAGGAGTGCTTCTTCGGTTGCGTATGGTTCACCTTCGATAAAACGGCGGAAGGCCTCGAGTTGAGTACATCTAACTTTTAACATCTTCTTTGATTTGGAAGATGTTATCAACCTTATTCCATTCGATGTTTTCCAGAACACACTTTTCATTAAACGATTTTCTGAAGGCTGCAATGTGTGACTTTGGAAGACTTTTAATCAGCTCGGTTACTTTGGCTGCCTTTTCGCATGAATCAATTTTATTGAGCTCGGTTTGCACTTTTTCAATTTGTGCCATAAAATCCTTTTGTTCTTCGCTCTTTTCCTGAATGGAGCTTTTGACTTTTTGAATTATGTCTGCCATGAAAGTCTTAAACGCTGGGTCTGTCGCATCAGGAACAGTCATCAAAGGGAAACGAGCTACATTCTTGCCGACCGTTCGATCTGTCGGGTTAAAGTTGATTGTTCGCTGGTTGTTATTCATGTACATGTAACCAACCTGGTCAGCAATTCTCAATAGTAAATCCTTAGAACCTCCCGTTACGTCCGGACTGATCCGGGTATTGTCTCCGTCTTTTTCCTCTTTGGCGTGTGCGATAATTACCATGTCCAACTTTTCACCTCTTCGACGGTTTACGAACAATTTGAACTCGTCTGCAATGGCGCCATAGGCTTTGAGCTTGTTGGTTTTCAGTTTGTAGTCCTGTTCGACCACGTGAATCATGAGGAAGTCATCGAGTACAGATCTGGCTGTGTCAATTCCAAGGGTTGAATAATTTTTGATTTCACCTTCGTCGGCCATTACTTCCTTCCAGTTGCTGGCTACGATGGTATCCTGCCTGAAAATTGAACGATCTCCACCCCTGTCACAGTCCAATAAGATTGGGTTGTTTGACGTGTTAAAAACGCTTGTTTTGCCAACTCCCGGACTGCCATAGAGTAAAATAATTACCGGACGTTCTGGCAGTGAATCTTCTTTTCTGATTATCATTTTTTGGGTTTTTTTTGCGGTCTTTTAATCCTTTCCGCTTTGGTTATGTAAATTTAACTATTCAGATTAATATACTGCTATAAATTAATATGTTATAAAACATGTATTTCAAAATAATAGTGTCCCCCGGTTCGCCATTTGACATATCGCATCTTAAAATGAGTGAGCCAGATATTAGCTACTATCGCATTGATTATAGACTCGTTTCCGCTCCATCCAAGCGTGTGAAGTATAAAAGTGCGCTTCCCTCTGTATTTTTTTGAAAGATAATAGCCCATACTTCCATGGTTCCAATTTTCACAAATCAACTCAATAATTTCCATGATCGGCATGGTCTCGTGTTTATACTCCCTGATAAACTTTAAATATTCATCCGTTGGGTAACCTTCGTCGTCTAAGTAATCTGGTATCATTTTACAGCTCCTCAATTTCGTTAATTATCTCCGCTTTGGTTGCGTAGGGTTTCAGGTTTAGAATCTGTTTAACCTCTTCCAGGGTGCTGAGCTTGTCTAATTTCTCGGCCTGCTCGAGTCTTTGCTTTATGTTTTCGCCGGATAGAAATTCAAATGTAGGTCGCTTTTGTAACTCCTGAACCAACACCCTCGTAGATGCTTCGTCGATATAATCTTTAATGTCTATTTGCATCGCTATTAGTTTTGAATTTCATCATACTGAGTTGACCGCCTTACCTCTTCGATAATCCTAAGGTTGCGCTCGTCATCCTTAGATGGGTGTGCATAACAATCATCATCCGGCTGTGAAGTCCTGCATCCGCAATATTTACATGTGTGCTCCGGTAATATGGAGCGGGTCTGTTTGTGCTGTCTTGCTCTTCGATTGAGTTGATAGGATTTGACCAGGCAAAAGATTAAAGCCGTTAAGGCTGGAATAATAATTAATAAATCGGTTGTTTTCATGGTTCGATGAATTTAATGTTTGTTGGTAATACTTCCAGAATATTTCCCGATGGTATCTCAATTAATGCAACCGTGTAATTTCCTGCTCCGTTTTCAAACTCTTCATAGGATGCGGCCCATTGATGAAATAATCCCTCATGGGTAAACTCTGGTTCAAAACAGCCTGTTCCTGGTTCTGTAAGCTTTCCCCACCCCTGTTTAGGTTCTACCTGTTTTGGTGGAATAAAAATTTTAAATAATACTTTTCTCATGATTTTTTGGTTTTACGATTTGATAAAATTAAAAGAATATAAATGATGCCTGCAAGGAAAAAATAGAATAAGGCGTCACGATTTTCGCCAAGTTGATCGATTGTTCTCATATTATTTGCATTTAGAATAACCGATAGATACTGTAAAAGACATAAGCATTACAATAACCCACCATTGCCAGTTTAGTATTGAATACCCAAAATGTAAACAAATAGACACACTTAATAAGCCGGTAATAATTCCGACAAACGTGTTTTTTTTCATTAGATTTTTTGATTGATAAAATTGTTTACTCTCTTCCTGAATGTATCTTTACCTCCGAACGCATTAATGATCTTCTTTGTCGGCCAAAAAGTGACAGGCTGCTTCTTCTCTTTGGGGTCTAAAGGTTTACGTCCGCACCCTTCGCGTGATCCACCAGCGACCGGCGGCATTTGGCCTGCAACCCCTTCGCACAATCCGTACACGAACGCCGTTGACCTGCGATGAGCCTGATGGGTGCTTTTGCCGGATTCGTCTTTAAAATAGACGTGGATTAAATCGATCCAGCGAAGTGGGTAGAATCTTTGCTTTGTCGGGTCGGTGACTAAATATGATCCTGATGGCAATTTACTTAGTTCAGATAATTTCATGATCCAAAAATTAATGCGAAGTAAATCGCTGCAAACAGCACAATTACAAAAGTCCATTCGCCAATCTTATTGAAGGTTTCGCGTTTCATCTGGTTAATAATTTGAGTGCTTGGTTAAATTCCCTCTCGTAATGTCCTTTGGTTGCATTTTTAGTCCCGTCACTAAAAGCTAATGAGCTACCAACAAAACCAATAGACGAATAGTCTCCTAAATTGCAAATCTGAATAGATCTTTCTTCGCTAAAAACAAAATAGGAATGGCATCCGTGTTTCCTGTACATCGGTAAAGAAATTTCAATTTTCCGTTTCCTGGTGGTGGTTTTTTCGATTTTCATTTCGCTGTTTTTTTCGTGGTTAATAAACTCAATAAATAGCACCCGGCTAATATTATCAAAGCTGTAAAAATGTGTAACATAATATTAAAAATTTTGGTTTGCTTCACTCAATTCTATCTTCAACCGGTTCAATCCAGCAACCAGTCCCCACACTTGAGCGGTTGACTGCGCTGGTTTGTAAAATAATTCTTCTGTAAAAAGAGAGAATGAAATTTCATCAAATGGGTACGGCTGCCCTGAAATAAACTTCATATAAACAGACTTCCATGTAATTTTTTCAACCTCTAAAAGTGATTGCATTCCAATAAGGTTGGTTTCCATATCGTAGACCTGATCCCCAACTTTAACCTCGCTTAATTTTACTGGTATCATCTTCGTTTTTTTAAATTTTCAATATTCAAAATTACAAAATAGTA